AACTTGGTCAAGATATTAGATTAAAAGAATTTTTTAAACAGATTGTACAGAAAGACCAAACAACTTTGGAAGGTGGTCTTTCAAACACAATTGCTGGTCAGGTTACTAAATATGATGTGAATATTGATGCACAAGGATCTTTTAATTGTAACATAGAAATTGTATCTGGTAATTATAGATTATTAGATAAGGCTGTAACCGAAGATAATGATTTACAATTCATATTTGATAATACCATAGAAGAGTTAATTTTAACATATTTAGCTGCTAAAAATCCTAAATTTAAATTTGATGATTTGGTTGGATATAGGGAAGATTCAAATTTAACAGAAGAAGATAAGAAAAATTTGGTTATTGATGTTTTAGATAAGATAACCGATACACCTGATAATCCTGGAGTAATAACTACTCAAGCTAAAAGGGATGGTATTTTTTATCAAGATTCGACAAAAAAGGGAAAACCCTTATCACATGATAATGTTCAAACTCGTGGAGACAAGGAAGCTATTTACATATCATTTGGTTTTTTTGAAGATAATTTTTTAAATGAGTTTATATCGGAATGGATTACTTATGATGATAAAGGCAATAGAATTGCTAGAGATTTATCATCTCTCGATTGGTCACCATCTTTTTCAAGCCGAAATAGTTTTGTTAGATACGATTCAGATTTATTTGAGATGCAAAGGGCTAAGTATTTAGCAAACGATAATTTGATTAGTTTTTTATATCCTGATACTTGGAATGAAGGTGAAACTTATAATTCATTGATTGCAAAAAAAACACCAGATAAATTAGAAGATGGTGGTGTATGGGATGAAGGACCTTACGAAGGCGACACATACACTTCTATAGATAAAGATTTAAGAAGAATACCATTAAGGGAATTATTTATATCAGTACCTCTTATTTCTGAAGCCTTTAGGACATCTTCAAATGTCAACGATGCTGTTGAGTTTATTTTTGACAGAATAAATCAAGATTCAGGAACTATTATAAATGTAAAGATGATTTCTACAAATGATGCTCAAACATCAATAAGTTTTCATGATGCTAATATGGACATGGATGATTTTAATGATGAAAAGATTTTAGAATTTGATTTAACATCTGGTAATAGTTTGATTCAAAGTTTTGATTTAAAATTTGAAACTCCCAAAGCTGGTCTGTCCAGTATGATAGCTATAGGAAACTTAGAAACTCCTGAAGTGTTTGATGTAAACGAGTTGATGAAATTTAATGCTTTAAATGCTGTACAAGGTAATTTCAAGAAACAGGTAAAACACTTACCGAGATTTGATGATAGACCTAAACGAAGAAGTTCATTATCACTTTTTTCAGGACAATTATACTTTTCTGCTAAAAAAGCTGCTGCTAATCTTGATACTGTTTCAGACGACAGCATTGAATTAGCTTACAGTGCTTGGAAAAAGAATAGAAAAGAATTGGAAAGACAGAGAGCTAAAGAAGCAGAAGGTAACGCCGTTGAACCAGAAGATAATAACCAAAATTTAGATACGGAAGATGATGAGGGAAATCCTATTGTTTATGCAAAAAGTGATAGAGATTATTATTTGTTATCAGCAAAAATAGAGAATTTTTATAATTCAGACCAAAATAGCATTTCACCAGTTTTACCCATAAATTTATCATTAAAATCGTATGGAAATAACTTTTTATCATACGGTGATTTTTTCATGGTAAATTATTTACCAGATTATTATAAGAAAAGAGTGGTATTTCAGATAGTTGGAGTTGACCACACTCTTGATACATCGGGATGGACAACAAATTACACTACTGTAATGAGATTAAAATCTCAACAAAAATTTAGACATTCAGCAGATAGCAGAGCTGATGTTCCAAAACCAATCATAAAATATCATGGAAAACTTCAACAAATTAAGTTAGATGAAATAACACTTTCTTTACCACCAAGAGCTCAAAACGCTGGTTTAAAAAACATTGTTGAAGATGTAAGACCTGGCTACAGAACTGTCATAAAACCAACTGATGTAGAAATACAACAGGTAGGGGATTTAGAATATCCAGACATGAATATAGAAGAAAGTATATTTATTATAAATTTTAAAACAAAAGCACAGAAAGAAAAAGAAAGAAAACAAGACGAATCAAAAATTATATCAGCTGATGAATACTACAAGACGGATGAGAAATTTCCTATGGTGGCTAATTCTAATGTAAGTTTGGGTAGTAGTGGGGCAACATCTTATTACGGACATATTTCTTCATTAATATTGGGTGATGAGTTAATTGATTGGGAAAAGGTTATACAAGATTATAAAAATCCAATTGATGATGTAGACTATACTCCGTATCTTCAATTATTCGATCCACCATATGGAGGCAACGATAAAGGAGATAGGATTGATATTTCAACATCTAACTACTTATACGTTTTTCCAGTAGAAGATCCAGATGAAGTTGGTGGATACATTAGTGATCAAATCTATGATACTTTTAGTAGATATGTTGATTATTTTTATAAAAAAGTAAATATAAGTAAAGAAAATAGAACTAAGATATTAGACAATGTTTTTCGTGATAATTTAATAGCTCATCAAACTAGGTCAAATAACTTACAATACGCTAATACCAATACTGAAACAACTTACAATACAAATAGAAATTTTCATCTTTTTAAGTCTATTTTCTGGCACATACCAAGAAATAAACCAACTGAATGGAGTGTGTTTAAGATACATGGTCATAATGATTACAAAGTTTTGGAATACATATCAGTTCCTAAAAAATATCTAAAGACTAATTATGACAAAATATTCAAAGACTTTTATAAGAAATATATCAGTACAAAAAATAACACCTCAAAATTTTTTACAAATGAGGTTAAGAAAACTTTTGATGCATCAAATGTTTCTGATTTTTAATGCTTGACTTTGTTACATATCCTGTGTAACTTAAGGTATGATTAAATTGGTTATTACTAAACCTAACTGGTCTAAGTCTCATCCCCTAAATAGTATAGTCCTGATGTACGATGTGATAGAAAACAAGTTAGTTTACGCTAATCACTATGAGAAGATAACTAAAGATATAGATTATCCAGCAGACGAGGGAATGTTGATTGATGACTGGAAATCGTCTTATGCTTATTCTTTTAGTGGTCGCCCAACATATTGTGCTGACATTCTAAACTATTGGGTGTTAAACAAACCGCTCGACCACATACAATGGGATAACTTTTACGACCAAGATGATTTCACATATTACTATCCGTTAGATAAGATGATAGAACAACTATGTGAGGAAGTTCCAAAATATGGACAAGCATACGGAGAACACTTTGAGAAATTCCACAATGATTTCAAAAAAGCCTTTGGTGAGTTAGAGTTAAATGGTATCGGAGTCAATTCAGACTTTACAAAGATATTCGGTGACCATATGTTAAAGTATATCCATCAAAAGAAGATATATCAGAACTATAACTTCTTTACAACCACATCAAGACCATCTAACTCTATTCATAACCTTAACTTTGCTGCTCTTACACAAGAACAGAGGAAAGCATTCTCTCCACTCAACGATGCATTCGTAGAATTTGACTTTGAGTCTTATCATCCAAGATTGATTGCTAAACTAACTAACTATGACTTTGGTAATTCGTCAGTTTATGGTAAACTAGCAGAAGATTTGGGTGTAACGGAGTCAGAAGCTAAGAATATCACATTCCAAAACCTATATGGTGGTGTTAGAAAGGACATTGCTAAGATGAGTGGGTTTTTCAGAGGTGTGGAGGACTTGGTTAAAGTATTTTATGACGAATATATGACTCGGAATCAGATCTTAACACATATTTATAAACGACCAATGAAAAGAGATAATTTAGGTGACCTAAATGCTCAAAAGTTATTTAATTATTACATACAGGCGTATGAAACTGAACGGAATGTTACCATCTTAAACAAATTACACACATATTTATTAGAGAAGAAAACAAATATAGTTCATTACAACTACGATAGTTTTTTGTTTGACTATTCTAAGGAAGATGGTAAGGAAACAATATATGACATCCAAAAAATCTTA